AAGAATGAAGCACAATCTTCCGATAGTTAAAGTAGTTTGGGAAGATGCCTGCCACGACACTCTGGGATGGGGTGATAGCCCAGAGAAAGCCAGGGAATTTCAGGTTCCGCTTGTTGTTTCTGTAGGTTTTTTGATTGCGGAAAACAAGCAGGGCGTGAAAATTTGTCAGTCATTGACTGACGACGCAATTGCTCAGTCTCTGGTCATTCCGAGAAAGATGATCCAGAACATCGAGCGCGGAGCTTGGCGTGAGAAAAAAGTCCGAAGATGAAGAGTTCATCAAAGTCTGGAAAGAGTTAGGCAGTCCATCACGCATTGCCGAGCGTCTAGGAATAGCCGTTAGAAATGTCTACGAACGACGGCGGACAATCGAGAAAACCCACAATATCCTACTGCCAACCAAAGACGGTCGTTTCACCATACCTGAGAATCGCAGGCGAGCAACCCTAGAAATTGAAGGCTATGTGTTTGTCTTTAGCGACGCTCACTTCATGCCTGGTGAGCCCTCAGCGGGGTTTAACGCTCTCTTAAAACTCATCAAGACCCTAAAGCCAAAAGCGGTCATTGCAAACGGCGACATCCTTGATGGCGGGACTATAAGCAAGTACGGCGCGATGGACTGGGAGCCTGTTACAAACCTTCGTGACGAACTAGAGGCAGTCCAGTGGCACATGGATCAGATCGTGAAGGCTTGTAAAGGTCTAGGAACCTTCCTACATCGAACAACAGGCAACCATGACATCCGGTTTGACAAGAGGTTAGCGGGCGCGGTTCCTGAGTACAGAGGGATTGCTGGAACATGTCTTAAAGATCATATTCCTGAGTGGTCTGTAAGTTGGTCGGTCATGGTTAATGACCTTTGCATGATTAAGCACAGGCTCCAACACGGCGGTATCCACAGCGGTTATAACAACACGTTGAAAGCGGGTATCTCTACGGTCTCAGGGCATACCCATCTTTTAGAGGTTAAGGGCTGGGGCGACTATCGCGGGAGAAGATACGGGGTCTCAACAGGGATGCTGGCTGATCCAACCGGAAACCAGTTTGCTTACATCGAGGATAATCCGGTTCCCTGGTGTCAGGGGTTTGCTGTCTTGTGTTTCAAGGATGGTTTACTCTTGCCTCCTGAACTCGTCGAGGTTATCGAGGGAACTGCTTACTTTCGAGGAGCGGCAGTTGGCTAACTTTGAACAAGCGTACGACAAGATGATGGAGGACGAGGGAGGTTACGTTCTTCATGAGGTTAAAGGAGATCGCGGCGGTCAGACCTATGCTGGCATTGCTCGCAAGATGCACCCTAAATGGGAGGGCTGGCAGCATATCGACTACCAGGAAACGCCTCCAACACAGTTAGTCCGAGACTTTTACAGAGAGAACTTCTGGGACAAGATCAAAGGCGACGATTTAACGCATGACGTTATAGCCTCGTCGATCTTTAACTTTGCTGTCAATGCTGGCGTTCCCGTATCTATCAAACTTGCCCAGATATGCGTTAAAACGGCCCCAGACGGCGTTATCGGGCCCAAGACCATATCAGCACTCAACCAAGCCAATCCTGAGCTCTTCGTGGCTTATTACGCGCTAGCAAAGATCGCTAGGTATCGTGACATCGTGACGCGAGATAGAAGCCAGATGAAGTTCATGCTAGGTTGGATCAACAGGACGCTCAAGTTATGAACTTGCTCGGAATCTCTTCCATCGTTGATTCAGTCGGTAAGGTTATCGGAGACCTGCACACATCCGACAAAGAGCGCATGGAGCTTGAGCTAGAAGCCAAGCGTATCGACCAAGCAATAGACCTCGGTCAAATGGAAGTCAATAAGGTCGAGGCCGCTAACCAGAATATGTTCGTTGCTGGCTGGCGACCTGCTATCGGTTGGGTTGGTGCTGGAGCGATGTTCTATCAGTTCCTTGCTTACCCGCTTTTGGTCTGGGCATGGACTTGGATGCAAGCAGAACAGATTGTTCCGCAGGAGGTAAAGCCTCCTCCGATGCTAGATACCGACGCACTATGGGTTATTTTGAGCGGGATGCTTGGGATTGCCGGAATGAGGAGTTTTGAGCGCGTTAAGGGCGTTGTTCCTCCGGCTAAGTCTTAGGTCTTTTGTGTTGCGCGGTAACTTCGTCTCGCACCATTTGTCCAATCTTGTCCCCGTGCACTTTGTCGATCTTTTCAATGATTGGAAGTCGTTTGCTTTTAGGTAGTTTTAAGATCATCTTCGCCCAGTCCTGAACGACAAACGGCAACGCTTTCTCATACGCTGCCGCGATCTCCTCAACGTCCGAAGATTTAACTTGCTTGATAAGGTTGATCCACGATGCCACGGATCGACCATTCCTTAAACGCTTTGTGTTTAGCCATCGTTTCCTCGCACTCGGTGCTTGGAGGAATCCAACCGTACTCCCTCCATATTTCTTCGACGGGCCTGAACCGCTCTTTCCTCGTTTGATTCTCGATTAACTCTTTCCAGTTGCTCATAGTAGTTCCTTCGGCCACGCATGAGTAGCAGCCGCGTAAGGAGTGCCTGGCCGTGGTGCATGGTAGAACCTCCGCTTTTCAAAGTCTTTCTCTTTCCAAAACGCACTGGGATTCTCACTCTCGATGGTCCTGATCGCTTTTTCAAGCGCGGGAGAGTCATCGGTTATGAGCTTAGGTCTAACAATATAAGCCTGCCTCAACAGGCTTTGGTGTTTGCTTAGGTGCATGTTTATCTCCTCAGAACGGTACGTCATCGTCATTTTTTACGGGCTTCGCTTCTCCATCTTTTTGCTGGAACTTCAGACCCAGATACTTACCATCAGAGCCCTCGTTGACCCAACCTGATACCCAGTAGTCAATCCCTCCGATAGTCGCTGACCCTCTGTAATCTGGGTGAGCGTCTTTTTCTTTTTTCTTGTTCTTGCTAATACTTCCGGTTAGTTCTTTTGGCATAGCGATTTCTCCATTTCGTTTACCTCGGCTAGAAAGTTCGTGAGTTGTAGCTCAATGATCTTGAACTCCTCTGGCTTTGGCTCGTATCTAACAATGAATAACTGCAAGTGATCGGGAAGCCTTGGGTCGAAACTTACAAAGTCGCACCATGTTTTACCTGTCACGAGCATTTGAGTGAGCATTTGAGACTTGTACTTAGTGGGAACCTCCTTTGCGAGTAAATAATCAACATGAGTGTTTGAGTTAGGACACTTGATCTCGATCAGACCTGAGCCCACAAACCCGTCAGGAGAGGCTCCAAGCCATTCTATGCTCTTGTGCTTGTGAAAGCCTGTCTGCTCCACAATCGAGCCTGTATGCTGCTCATACGCGACCCTAGCGATAGGCTCTTGCTCTGTACCCCACTGCATAGCCGCGTTCGTGAAGGAATCGATCTGTAAGCCCGTTAAACGCTCTGTGACGAGTTGTATTGCATAGTTCCTGCGTGTAGCCGTACCTTGCTTTGCAATCGCGTCTGAAGCCCTAGAAGCCGTTACATGGCCTAGTCTTGCCTTAAACCATTCGTCAGTTCTTTGCATTTTGCACCTTTAACCATCCTCGTTCGATCATTGCTTGCATCGTGTTTATGTAAGCCTGGTTCCAGAAGTCTCGGCGTTCTTCGCGAGACATATCCTTTCCCTGATCCAAGTATGTGTGACAACGAAAGCACAGGGATGCTACTAAAGCATCAGACACCTTGATGCCCATGCCTTTTCCTTGATTCCTGTGTGCGGCTACTACAGTCCCATCTTCGCAAAAACAAGATCCGCAAGGGATATGCCTGCAAGCCTCAAGCAGCTTTTTGTTTATGTACATTTATTTTCCTCAAGTCTAGTTCAGCGTCTTTCATCTCATCAGTCCAGATCAAGCCTTTCTCCAAAGCGTACTGGAGGAGCTGCTCTACAAGATCAGAGAACTCAGAGACCGTGAGAGAAGCAGTAGAAGGCTCTATCTCCTTCACCTGACCTCCAGGTAGGTCTACGATCCTTGTTGGCAAGAATCGAGTTTTCGCCCACTCGTGCCAGATGTCCTGTGTGTATTCCTGGTTCATAAGCTGCTCAGAACACGCAGTAAGGATCGCCCAATAAAACCGATTCTGAGCCGCTGTGCGAGGAGGTTTGGTAATAGTTACCATGTAACCCAATTCAGCGGCTTGTAGAGCCTCTATAGCCCTCCTGCGGTCATTCTCAGTCGTTAAAATCAGTCGCATTTTGTCTCCACCAGTTGTAGTTGAACCTGAACGCTCTTTTTGCCATGTCCTGGAACTTGTTTGTGTGATCGTCGTACATAGCCTCCAAGAGTCTCCTTCTAAATACTGGACCGTTTACGTCCAGCCACATTAGCCAAGAATCAACGTCAGCTTCCTTGCCATTCCCGACCAAGAACCTCATTGCGGTGATTGACTCGGTGCTTGGCTTTTTTGCATACGGAGCGCGGCACGCATCTTCTACTGCTAAATTGATGACCGACCACAAGAGTTTCTTGCAGCGGTCAGTCTGGATGTCGTCGATCAAGCCTTCTTCAAAGCGGTCTAGGTTCATTTGACTTCCGTAAGTGCTTTCTTCTTGGCTTCGTAAACAGCGACGAGTTCTTTTATTTCTGGCTTGTCTTTCATGGCTTTGTAGGCCGTAGAAAACTCTGCTTTTAACGCGTCTAACGACTCTGCTGCCTCAAGTTTTGCCTTGTAGGTCTCAAGCTCGTCTACCTTTTCCTCGCTAGGAAGATCCTCTCCAGCATAGATATACAAACCGATTCCATGCAAGGCTATTGCCTTTGCTAAGCACCTTTGCATAGCTGTATTGACTGCAAACGCATCTGGGTTAGAAATCGCTTTGTTCCTGTGATCCATGACGGGAAGTTGTGCAGTGCGGGATACTCCAAAGGCTTTGACCTCGCAGAACACCATCACCGTGTCATTCCACATTTGGTGAGGCTTGTACTCCCAGGTAGCCGTAGGGTCGTGTTGCAACAACGTATCTACAGCCCAGGCCCAAGAGAGGTAAGAAAGGCCGTTTTTCTTCTCGACCTTCTCGGTTACGTTGATCTTTCTGAGTTCATTGAATTTCATGTTTGGCTCCTTTATTTGATGAACAGGTAGAGCAGTGTTCCGTAGCAAATCCCCAATAGCGAGCATAGTGCCCAATCACTCCTCGTTATCTTGTACTTGGTCAAGTTCGTATTCCTGTTGTTCCAACTGTTGTTGATAGTCATCTTGTTCCCTCTCTTTGTCGTATCTGTAAAGTTCTCTGTCTAGCCACCAGTCGTAGTCAACGCTCATACAGCCTCCAGGTATTTGTTAAGTTCGTCTCTAAGTTGCGTTGCTTGTTCTTTGTTGAGATGTATAGATGCGTGCGCTTTCATATGCCAGATAGAAATCCAAATGTCTTGCTCGTAGTCACTGATACATAACTTTTCGTAATCTGTTGTTGCGATCTGTACGTCCATGTTGGCTCCT